CCCCGCCACCGATTCACACGCATAATACCCCCCAAATAATTGCGCCACAAAACAAAAAGAGGTTATGCCTAAGCGTATTCCCAAGTCAGCCCAAAAGGCACCTGAAGAGGTTTTAGAGCAACTGCTAAACCCTGCGTATTTCGCAGATAAGGTATTGGGCATCAATCTTTACAAATGGCAAAAGGATGTGCTGGCAGATATTGAGCCAATCGACTCCAGAGTCGCCCTACGCGCCGCCAACGGTTCCGGCAAGACTTCCACGGTTATTTCCGGCGTTTTGATATGGCACGCGCTCGTCTACAAGCGTTCTATTGCGGTCACGACCGCCGGAGTCTTCCGTCAGGTCGAATCCCAATTATGGCCTAGCCTACGCTCCCACATCGCCAAGCTTGGTGGCCCCTGGGAGGTCACATCCGGCGAGATCCGCTACCTGCACCCTGACGGCAACACATCGCGCATTATAGGCTACTCTGCGACCGATCCTGGCCGTGCTGAAGGCTGGCACGCCGAGAACCACGAAACCGCGCCCCTGCTCATGGTGGTGGACGAAGCCAAGACCGTTGCCGACCCTCTCTTCGAGGCCATCAGTCGGTGCCAACCAACGCGACTGCTAATCGCCTCAAGTCCTGGGGGGTCAAGCGGTGCCTTCTATCGCGCCTTTACCAAGGAGGCGGATATGTGGAAGAAGCACGCCGTGACCGCCTTCGACTGCCCTCATATCACCCAGAAGCAGATCGACGAGGTTATCCAGCGGTACGGAGAGAAGCACCCTCTGACCCGCTCCATGATCTATGGCGAGTTTGTGGACATCGGCAACGAGAGCCTGATTATTAACCTGAATCAGCTTCAGAACTGCCTTACCAGCCCACCGGACTTCAAGCCTGGCACAAAGATCGCCGGTGTAGACTTTGCGGCTGGTGGCGACTGCAACGTGCTTTGCGTGCGGGATGGGAACAAGGTTCTGCCCATCACAGCATGGCGCGAAAGGGACACCATGTCTGCCGTGGGCCGTTTTATCGTCGAGTTCAAGAAGCACGGCTTGAAAGCCGAAGACATCTATGCTGACGCAAGCGGCCTGGGTATGCCCATGTGCGATGCCTTGTCGGAAGCCGGATGGGAAGTGCAGCGGGTCAACTTTGGCTCCACCGCTTACGACACCGATGCCTATACCAACCGCGCTGCTGAGATGTGGTACGGCATGGCAAAGAAGATCGAGGCGGCTGAAATCATTTTGCCTGAGGACGACGAACTGACAGCGCAACTGACCTGCCGCCGGAGCCTGGTTAATTCCAAAGGCAAGCTGGGTGTTGAATCCAAGGATTCGATGCGAGCCAGGGGACTCGCCAGCCCGGACCGAGCCGATGCCCTTGCCCTCTGCCTTGATGGTGGTAATATCAGTTTCGACTTGACCTTCCCGGTGGAGAAGCCAACGTGGAGGTCATTGCAAGCCCTGATGGAATCGAGCGATCCCGTTATGGCTGGCTTCGACGCAGGAGGTTAATATGAATATCTGGAACTGGATCACTGCAAATTGGACCGAGATTGTTGCCGCCCTTGGTGGCATCGTGCTTGCCGCGCGTATCATTGTGAAGCTGACCCCGACCCCCGCCGACGATTCGGCGCTGGAGAAAGTCGTCAACTTCCTCAAGACGCTCGGACTTCACATTAAATAACTTTAAGTGATCGGTGCGATTCTCAACATCATCGCGTCGATCCTTCGCCTCATTCCTGGCTGGAAAGAGAAACGCATTGACCGCGCCGAAGGCGAGTGGCGCAACAACCGTGATTCCATTGATCGGGATCTTGGCACTGTTGCTTGGTGGGTGCGCGACAACCAATCCCACGACGAACACGACCGGAGCCGTTGAGGCTCTGATGCGCGATGAGAACTACCCGGCTGTTCGCGATTCTTCTCCTGCCGTCCGCGCATGGGCAAAACGCGCTTTGCATTATATCAACGATTTTCAATTTGAACTGAACAGGGAGCGAGAGAAATGAACGCCAAAGACACACGCCGTAACGATTACTACGTCAGGATTATCGAAGCTCTCAACCAGCGCGAGACCTGGGAGAACCGGCAACGGCTGTTTTATCAGGCCCGCTACTTCGGTGTCCGCCGGAAGGTCAAGCCTTGGCCGACCGCCGCCGATCTGCACGTTCAGTTGATCGACACGGCCATTGAGAAGCTGAAGCCTTCCTTCGTCAATTCCGCCATCGGCAACGACATCCTTTCCAGCTTTGTCCCGATGCGCCAGCAGTTGACCCCGCTGACCGTATCCGCCGAGCGTTGGTTTGACTATCAGATGCGGGAGAAGTCCAACTTCCAGAAGGAGATCGTTTCCGTAATCGACAACATCCTTCTCTATGGCCGTGGAGTTTCCAAGGTGATCTGGAACGAGGACAAGAAGCGTATTGACTTCGAGGCGATTGATCCCTTCCATATTATCGTACCTTCGTACACCAAGGAATTCAAAGATGCCGATTTCATTGTTCACATCATCTCCACGAGCGTCGATTCCTATAAGGCTAATCCCCTTTACAAGCAGGACGAAAACTTTATCAAGATCATTTCGGGTAAGCCGTCCAAATCGGTGGGCCTACGAAGTGAGATTCAGGACGAGATTTACCGCCGTGAGGGAATTACCCAGGAAGCTGAGAATGATCGCATCATTCTTTGGGAAATGTATACGCCCTCCGAGGACGGATGGAAGGTCGAAACTTATAGTCCGCTGGTTGTCACCGAGGATGTAAGGAAACCGTTCATCCTTCCCTACCGCCACGGCGAACCTCCTTTCGTTGATTTCCCCTATGAAGTGACAGGGGGCGGTTGGTACAGTCCACGGGGAGTTGCAGAAATTCTCCTCCCTGGAGAGAATCTACTCAACAAGCTGAAGAATAGCCTGAGTGATTACGTTGAACTGGCCAACCGACCCGTTTTCGAAGCTCAGAATCCGATCAGCCTCAACACTGCCAACCTCAAGATGCAGCCCGGCCAGATCCTTCCGCAGGGTCTCAAGCCGGTGCAATTCAGCCAGCCTCCCTTCGACTTCCAGCGTCTTATGCTGGAGGAGCGGATGCTGGCCGAGGCTCGTATGGGCAATCCCGATTTCGGTGCCGGATCGCAGTACCAGGTTTCCGACCGCAAGACCGCCACCGAGATTTCGGCGTTGCAGGCACAAGCCGCCGCCTCCGGAGATCTTCGTAACCGCATCTTCCGAATGGGATTGTCCCATCTCTTCAAGCAGTGCTGGTCGCTTTATGTCCAGTACAACAAGCGTGACCTTATGTTCCGCTATGCCGAGGAGACCGGTGCTATGCCGCCCGAAGGTATCCACGAGGAATACTCGATTGAGCCGAAGGGTGGACTGGACTTTATCAACCGCCAGTTTTCGCTCCAGAAGGCAGTCGCCCGGATGCAGATGTTCCAGGGCAATCCTTTCGTCAACCAGGGCGAACTGGTCAAGTCTGTCATCGAACAGGACGACCCCAGCCTTGTGCGCCGCCTGTTCCAAGACCCTCAAGCCGGGATGGGCGATCAAGCCGAGGATCAGGCGATGGAGATTGCGACCATGCTTGCCACTGGTTTCCCAGTCCAGATCAAGCCGACCGACGATCACAAGATCCATATTCAGGTTCTCTTTCAATTCAACCAAGCGGCGCAGATGCGCCAGCAACCCGTCGATCAATCCGCCATGCAGGTACTCATGGCCCACCTCCAGCAGCACTTGGCTGCCTTGGAGCAGGTTGACCCCAACACATCCCGCGCCATCCAGAAACAGCTTCGTGATGCGGCCAAACAGGAAATGCGTGCTGCCGAGCAGATTGCTCCGCAAGGCGCAGAACCCGCCGCTCCGATGCCTGCTTGAAGGTTCCAATAATGCGACCGCCCTTCCAGCAGGATGGGTTGGCCAAGCTTTGCCAGTGGGCAAACGAGAAAGGCGCAAACGGCAAGGCCGTGGAGATCGGCGCGTATAGCGGTGAAGGCACCGAGGTTATCGCCAAGTACTTCAAAGAGGTGCTGGCGGTAGATCCCTGGATAAACGGTTACGACTTAAACGATGTTGCCAGCCACCAGTGTCCTATGAAGTTTGTTTTTGAGGCTTTCCAGAACCGTACCAAGGGGCTTGGTAATGTGTCTTTCAGTCGTGGGAAAAGTCTTGACGCTTTGGAGTTTGTGGGCGATGAATCGCTCGATCTAATCTATGTTGATGGCGATCACAGGTATGAAGCGGTTGTGGCAGACATCCAGGGGTGGAAGCCGAAACTGCGTAAAGGCGGGGTCTTGGCTGGACACGATTGGTCCTTCCAGGCTGTACAGAAGGCTTTATCCGAGACTCTTGACGGCAAGGAAGTCGCGCTTTTCCAAGGTGACTCTTGGGCGGTAGTGGTATGAGAAAGCTTAAGGCCATACTGTCCTTCATCCGAAACCAGGAGTGGGTGGACGAACCCAAGTGGGAGGATGAGGACGAGAAGGCTTGGACTGCCTTCCTGGGAACCCCAACCGGAAAACGGATTAGCCTTATTTTGCTTAATCTAACCCTGCGCCAAAACTCATCTGCGGTTATGAAAGAAGGCCAGAAACTTGCAGAGGCTTGTGGTTATGCTAAAGGTTTTAGAGGTTGTGTTGCGGTTCTCGAATCGCTCGCAACCCAAAAATTAAACTCGGCCACCACCCTGAACGATGGCGGTGAGACCGAAGATTAAAATCGTTCATTGCCCTATTGTCGGAATGACTCCCGGCAAGCGGTGTAAGAAAGGGTCAAAATGGCCGATTCGAAAGAAGTGACGGAATTGGATATGCTGAAACTTGCGGCTGCCGCCGATGCAGGATTGGAAACGATCCCAGAGGATGAGCCGAAAGAGGAGGCGGAAACAAACGAAACTTCCAGCGGAGATACCGATCAGCAACCCGCGACTGACGAAAAAGCCGAAATCAAACAAGAGGCTTCGAGTGAAGCTTCTGCCACCGAGGAGAAATCCGAGGAGGCAAAAAGTTCTTTAACAACGCAACCTTCAGAAAACAAGTCGGAGTCGGCTTCCGAGGAAAAGAAGCCGTCCCGATACCAGAGATCGCTTTCTCGACTTGAGAAAGAGTGGGAAAATGTCAAAGAGGAAAGAGCAAGACTCAAAGCGGAACGTGAAGCCATCGAACAGGCGAAAGCACAAAGGGAGACTTCACAGCCTGATTCTGAAACGCCGAAAACTGGAAATCGACGCTTTAGCGCGGACGATTACCGGGAGGCGGCAAAGAGCTATCGTGAAGAAGGCCGCGACGATCTTGCAAAGCTCGCTGAGACAAAAGCCACCGAAGTCGAGACTGAAGAGCAGAAGGAAAGCCAAGCCAGGGTCCAAGGACAACTAAAGAAGGCTTGGGATGAAAATCTGCTCAAAGAGGTTGATGCCAATCCTGAACTCAAGGATTCCGGCAGCAAACTCTACAAGGCCGTCTCTGAAATGCTGCAAAACCACGCGATCCTCCGCAATTACCCTGCGGGAATCAAGGATGCGGTTGGGATTGCCAAGATCAGGCTCCAGGCGGAAACCGCCTCCGACTTGAAGAAGAAAGTTGCAGAGTATGAGCGAGAACTCGCTCAACTCAGAAAAGCGACGACCCCGGCTTCCAGCCAACCGTCAGGCCCGGCCAAAACCAAATCTTTCAGCGAACTCTCGCTAGACGAGCAGGAACGCGAATTGATGAGGATGGCGGGCGAGGTTGATAGGAACGGCTAGTCACAACAAGGATATAAACTAAAATGGTCACTACTGGTTCAGTAACCGCGCAGTTCCAGACGTACTTCTCGAAGGCGTTGCTGGAGCGTGCGCTCCCCTTGCTCCAGATGGAGCAGTTTGCTATGAAAACCCCCTACCCGACC